CCAGTCATTTTCTTTTCGTGATTGGCTGAGTCATGTGCAAGAGCACAAGTGAATACAGGTACAGTACCAGGCACCACTTTGTTCACGGTCTTTTCACTTACTCCGCAACGTAGGTCCTTGATAAGGATACGACGATACCAATCATTCCACTGTTCTGTAGTAGCAACACTCATTGCTAATTCAATAGCATCACGAGCTGCGTGTCCTGTCAACGCACGAGCATTTAGATCGTGTGCCAAATCAAGAAAGACATCCCATGACAAACCTTGTCCAGTTAATACATCTGAACGCACAGGAACCTGCTTTACACCAAAAGTGTACAGTGGATCTAGTGCCATACGCAATCCTTCAAAGAACTCTGGAAGTCCTTCTTCGTGTGCCGCTCGTAGAATATCTTCTTTATTGATGCGACTGTTGTGGATTTCAAGTTGTCGGATAATGCTGTCTGGTTGCGTTCTCATAATATTCTGGTTCCATGCCTAATGATTTGTGAAAGTCAAATACTTCATACCCTTTTAACATATATATTATAGCATCACGAGGGGGGCAGAGCAAGAGTTTTTCTTCCGTTTTCTTGCCCTGCTCCCATTTTTCAATGCTATAAAGACGATGTTCAATCATCGTACTCTCAATTCCTCAATGTTAATTGGAGTGTAGTTGATTTGCTCAACACACACGCATTTGTGGAACTCAGTTGGCGATGGATTCTGGTGAATGTGTCCGTGTACGTTTACCATACTGCCTTCGCCGAATCTGTGACTTTCCGCCAATGTACTGTTGTGTACAGGAACGTGAGTCAACAACAATCCAAACTCTGGAAACATTCTCCACATGTCGATCTTGCCCCACCAGCCGCCAGCAGCGTGGAACTTGATGTTGTCGTGGTTACCGACGATCAAACGCTTCTGTCCGTTCAAGCGAGGCATGTTAGTGTCCATCCACTCTTGTTTGCGAGTGCCAAACAACACATCGCCCAAGTGGTACACTTTGTCACCTGGCTTGACTACACTGTTCCAGTTAGCAATCATAGTCTCGTTCATTTCGTCTACGTCCGCGAAGTTACGAGTAGGTTTGCCAACCTTGTCAGTGAAGTTTAAGATGTTGGCGTGATCAAAGTGTGTGTCACTGATTACCCAAATATCTCTTGCCATAGTGTTACCCTCTTATCTAATATTTGTTAGTTTAATTTCATTTAACTAGTTTGTCAAGTGGTTTATAATAAATTTGGCAACTTTTTTGAATGCATAACTATTCAAATGACAACCGTCTTCTATACTAATGTCGTTTTTTAGCATACGATCATACTTTTTAATGTAGTTTGATGTTGCTTCTAGCCAAACACTTACATCAGCGTGTTTTAAGTTACCCATAAGTTTTAAGTCACCGCTGCCATCATGTACACTGTACTTTTCTGTGTCTATTGTACTATCTAAAAAATTTAGTATACTAGGTATAACTACTTTGATGTTATGTGTTTTGTAGTTGTCTATTCTACTAAGTCCACCTAAACATAATACTTTAGTGTTGTATTGTAATTGAATAGCGTCTAATCTGTCAAGTATTTCTTTTTGTCTTGTAACTAGTATGTTTTCTAAATCTATGTGATGTGGAAGAGAATCTTCGTTTGAATCTCTTCTGTGTCGTAACAAATCACTTTGTATAAAAATAACACAAGGATAATTATGATATTCTAATGCACATTCTATGCTATCTAGTATATCGTAATTATTGTAGCCGCCACATGAAATGTTTTGTACACTAATATGTTCGTCTAGATGTGTAGCAAGTCCTTGATGTTCGTGCGGCACACCCCAGCTATCAGCACACAATAATACCTTACATGTCTTGTCTAGTAAATGTGTATCTCGTGGTAGTTGATGTGTATCTAAACGTTTTTTCATTGTTCTTTGGATTGCCTGTTCATTGCTTTTGTAAGTCCATACTTGCGTATGTCTCCGCTGAAAAGATGCAATTCGACTGCTTTCTTTTCATCAGTAACTACAATGCCATGACGTCCAACCCAATAAGGACAATTAATAAATCTGTCTAAAAAAATAATAACTTGGCTAGTTATTTTAAAGTCTTTTGGAAAAGGAACATCGTATGTTTGTATTTGTAGTTCCTCGGTGATGAACATCATCCCTTCATCAGTTAATCTAAGGCCACCGTTAAGTCGTGTGTTTTGCCACCATACAGGCAAGTTTTGTTTTAAAGTAACTTCGTTAACTGCTTGTCCTGATGATCTTAGAAAAACTTTTGTAAGGGATTCTTTATTCATTTTCACTTTCTATTGTCCCCTGAGTAAGTTTATAAACGGCAAACTCGTCGGTGTCGAATAGAGTGTTTAATTTTTTTGATAAGTTATGTGCGTGGCCTGGGTTAGAAAAACTTGTTTTCTTATATTTAGGTCCTGGATAGCTCGTTAACATATTAGAGCTTTTTAAGTTAAAAGGCTTTCCCTGGAAAAACACAGCCCAGATTGCTTCAGAGTCAAGAATTTGTTCTACTTTGTAAGTTTTCTTATTTACATGCTCTAATAGCACATTTGGTTTAGGTCTGCTCATATGCGTATTTCCTTAAAATAAACTACGCATATATTTATCCTTTTTTTAGCTTTTGCCCCAACCTGAACCGCCATCTAATTCAACGGTAATATCTTCTGTAGATGTGTTTGATGAAGAGTTTCTTAATAGATCTTCGTAGTTGCCTGCAAGTCTTGACATAACAATACCTAGAGTATTTGCTAGTGTACGAGCAGTTGCCATAGTAAGTTTTACTTCTTTCTGATTGGCTTTGTCTAACTGTTCAACAGTTTTAATAAACTGCTGTATTGGCAATGTATTCAATGGTTCACTTGGCACGACTCAACTCCTGACGCATTTCAATATCTGTTTTAAAAGGTCCTTTATATTCATATCGCTCAAGTGTAATTAGCTTAGGACAATGACTTTTAACCCAACCTTTGTCAAATTTAATAATATAGTAACCTGCACAATAAAGACTCTTTGACTTTTCACTTTTAGTAAACAGTGGAAGGTTGCGTTTCACATCATACATAGTATTGTATGGTTTTCCGCTGGTTGTGTAACCATTAATTTCTTTTACATCATCAACACTAACAATTTTAGTTTTTGCTTCAAAAAAGTCAGGACCAAATGTTTTGATAAGAGACTTTTTGCTATTGTAATTGCTTACACCTCTAGCACTACTAATCACATACTTGTTATTTTCATCTATACGTAACGTACCTACTCTAGTTCCTTGTTCTTCTAAGATCCAGAACTTCCCGTCAAGTATAGGCTTTGCTTTTACAGTCATACAGGGTACCTCGCTGCCAATGGTTTAGAATATTGTTCTGCTTGGTCTGCAATACGTTGCATATCCCATTTAGCACAGAACTTCATTAAGCGTAATCCAACTTGTGCAATTTCTTTAGGTTGCACAGATGTTACGGTATTATTTATAATCTCTCTAATCTCTGCAGGTTGTGCAGTCAAATCACAAAGAGTTACATTGCGATTGTAGTCATCTAGTACACGATGTTCATCGCCATTATGATCAACCCAACGCTGTAGCATAAGATTATTCCAGTTAAAACCTTTCGTTGTTTTATCTTCGAACGCTTCAAGTAATCCAACTTTGTTTTTTGTGCCTTTTGTTCGTACACCTGGGTAAGCACTGAATACGTTATCACTAGTATCTCCTCGCATACATTTTTCAAACAGTAACCATTGTGGATCAGGAGCACCTTTAGGCTCACCTGTCTTTTTATCTATAACAGGTTGCTTTTTCTTATCGTCAAAGTAACCTTCATGTGTAATAATTGTATTGCTAACACCATTGTACTGTTTTACATTAGGTGCAATAAGTTGTGCAAAGTCACCATCTGTACTAATAATAACGTGATCGTCATCTGGATGATTTTGTACCCAACCTGCAATAAGATCATCTGCTTCTAGTTGCGGATGTCGAATCATTGTACAGTTAGTTTTAGTATCAATAAAATCTTTAAACTCATCAAAGATTTCCCAAAACACTTTATCTTCTTCTGCTTCACGCGGATTCATTGCATCGCGTGTTTCTTGTCTGTTACGTTTGTATGGCTCGTAATAATCTTTACGCCAACTACGGCCTTCTAAACAAAACACCACATGATCTGCATTAAAGTCATTCCATGCTTTTTTAATGCTGTTAAGTGTAATGTGTAATGCCATACCTACTTTAGTATCTACATCGCCACGTACAACATGACGAGCTCTAAAGAAAGTGTTAGCAGTGTCTACTAATACATATGTACTCATTTTTCAAATATTCTCTTCATTGATCGTTTAAACAGGTTGTACATGTCTTCTAACTTTAGTCCTGGATAGTAATCTTTTAAACTAGTTGCCTTTGCTTGTTCTTGCAGTAGTAGATGTTTGCGATCAGAATCTTCAACTCTAACAAGTTTTACAGTGTCGTCTGTTCTAAATCTAACTGCATACAAAGGATCACCTCTTTTAAATTTTACTTCTGTTACGCCAGGCTTTACAAAAAACGTAAAGTTAGTAGGCCTGCACCATTTACTAATATTAAACTCACCTGGCATATTTGTCAAGTCTAAATTTACCAAAGGAGGCTGAACTATTTCCATTATAATGTTATCACCGTTGTTTACAAAATAGTATTGTAATCCAACGTTTATGCAAGGTATTCCGTTCATTAGTTTGCTTTCAGGTGCATTTACATCTAAATAAGGACCAAGTGGTCTTGATTTTGATCTAGTATTGCTAATGCCCCAATGCTCGTCGCTGATTTTTCCAATTGTAAAATCAATAGGACTAGTAATATAGAATGTGTTTTTTACGTGGCTTGTAAATGCAGGACATTTAAAAACATCCATAGTACCATACTTGTCTTTAAGATAAGACAATACAGGAACAGGTTCGTTAATCAAAAGATCATCTTCGAACAAGTTGCTTATTTGTTGTCTGGTACTGGACAACATTCCAAAATACTCAACAGTTTGCATTAACTAACTTCGCTTTTGTCTTTGTCAATTGGCACTACGTTAATATAACCCATTCCTCTATCAGATGATTGACCATCTTCTTCTAGCATTTGAATAACAATAGTTCTAAACCATTTGTCAACTATCTGTTCAGGAGTTTCACCTTTGTATCCTGCATCAAGTAACTGTTCAATAAACTCGTTGTTCCAATCAAGTTCAAAGAAACCGTTTCGAATATTATCAGGATTAATTTGTGTATCAAGTACAGCAACCCAAGGTTTGCCTTCTTTTGTTGCAGCCTGTTTTTCAGCCTCAAGAGCTTCTCGGCGAATTTCTTCCTGTGTCTTTTCTTTTACAGGTTCTTCAATCTTAGATTTGATTCCTGCATCTCTTACTAGTTTACTCCACCATCCCATTACATATGTCTCCTTACACGTTCAACAAAAGCATCGTCAACATTGACTTTTGCTTTTGCTTGTTGTTCTTTTTCAAATTCGTCTGGGTCAAACGCATTCTCAAGTCCCCCACGCATTTCCGAATAAGGATATGTGTAGTCGCGGCGTAAACCGCCATCCTTTTTCCATGCAGACTTCTGCAACTTCTTTGACGTTGAGGTTGTATTCTTCACTGCGTCCGCCCAGCGGCATACAATATACCGGACATTGTACCCCGGCGTCTCTGTAAGCCTCCACAGCTCTTTCAGCTTCTTCAATGTCGTCACGATTAGCGACAACAAACTTGAGATAAAGGTCACTACCGTCAACAAGGCTATACTCACGAGCGACAGCAGGCAGTATAGCAGTATCCCAAGGTTCTCCGCTAACACTAAGTTTTGGGGAACAAGACCACGTGACTGCAAATCTGTTTTGATCTGTGAGATAGTTGAAGAAATCATCATGTAGATGTTGTGTAGTGTTTGTTTCAAATGTAACATTTTTCAAGTCCTGCATCTTTGGATGCTCAAATAAATCGATGTATAACTTTTGCCATGCAAGCAAAGGCTCTCCACCTGTCATAATTAAATGGATATCTTGTCCATTATCCTGTGTCCACTTACCATTAGGAGTAAGTGACAATAAATGTTCAACAACTTCGTCTACTTCTTTAAGCATATTAAAGTCTTTAAACTCAGGATAGATACTTGCATATGTATCACAGCCTGTGTGAATAATAGGTAAGTCGTTAAACTCCTTTGTAGTCTTGTGTACACCAGCATCGATAAGAGCCTTAACTTCGTCGTTATACTTCTTACCTTCTTTGTGCAGTGTCCATCTATCTTTTGTTTCGCCAGTACCAAAGTTCATGCAGCGAAAGTTACAACCAAAGGTACGTAGAAATACACTAGGTACTCCTACAAACTTACCTTCACCTTGTACGCTATAAAATGCTTCTGAATATCTTAACTTCATCGCGGTGCAAACTCCTGTTGCAGTTTAATGTTATCAAAGAACTCTTTCTTTGTACCTGCATCATCTTTGAAACTACCTTTTAGTACAGTTGTTTGTGTAAGACTACTGTGTGCCATAATGCCACGGTTCTCACAACAACCGTGTGTTGCTTGGATATAAACACCTAAGTGTTTAGCACCTGTTGCTTTTGCAATCTCACGTGCAATATCATTTGCAAGTTCTTCTTGCAGTGTGCCACGTCTAGCACACCACTGTGCAATACGTGTATACTTTGACAAGCCAATTAGTTTGTCTGCGGCAATAATACCAATGTATGCTACACCGCTTACTGGTTGGTGATGATGTGAACACATGCTCTTTAGTTCTGAACGAACCACTAGCATACCTTCATAACGATCATCGCTGTCATTTGGAAATGCTGTTGCACTTGGAATAGGATCATATCGTCCACTCATAATTTCATTAAAATACATCTTTGCAAGACGTCTTGCAGTACCTTTTGAGTTTGGATCATTATGTCGATCAATTACAAGTGAATCTAATACTTGCTCAAACGCTTCAGTTGCTTCTTCAATCAACTGTTCTTTGTCGCCCGCTTGTAGGACTTCTGAAATGTTGTCACCTGCCCAATAGCGGATACCAGCATCTTCTAGTTTTGCTTTAATTTGTAGTGCTTTGCTCATCAATGTTTTTACTCCGAGTTAAAGACGAGGATGTCTTATTGTTTATAGTATACACTTATTTAGGTTTTATGTCAAGTTTATTCTTTAAAATAACCGTCAATAACTTCCAAAACATCATGATACTTTGCTATTTCCATCATTTCTTTTTCAATTTCATCACCAATGTTTCCGTGTTCTCCAATTCCTACAGGATTGTTTAGTAGCACTTCTACGTTAATGCGATGTTTTTCAATGTGTCCTAGAGCATGATCTCTAGCAGCCTTCAGCAAATGCGATCTCAAGTTGGTCATTGTTTTTCCTTTCATATTTTTGCTGTGACGGAATGACGCCTCGAACGCCGCCTCTTGGATCTTCCATATCTCCGTCTCTACGGAAGATCAAATGAACATGTGGATACATGCAAGTTTGCCCTGCACTTTCTCCCATATTAATTCCTACATTAAATCCTGTAATAGGATTACTATCTGATTCAACATTCATTGTACCCATTTCCATAGCAAACTTAAAACATTTTAAAATGTTTTCTTGTGTGTTTTCTTTTGGAACAACTAGAGTATGTCCTAGTGTTACGGGATAGATATCTTCGTATACAACAAAGTCCCTAGTATTTAAAAACACTTGAGTCCAAGGTGCTCTACCTTCTTCTTGTGCCTTTTCTAATGTATCAATCATCTTTTTCCTTAATATGCCGATAGTCTAAATACCCAGAACACCATTCATAAAATTGTCTATCAGTGTCTGCCCAACATTCTGCAAAGACTTTGTCTTTTTTACGCATTTCTTTGTATTGTTTTCTTGCTTCTTTTTCAGTTATTTGAGTCATACTCTCCTACATTCTCCCAGGGATATACTAACCATACATCTTCCTCGGCTTTGTTTACTTCGTGTGTACTGTAACTTACACCATCAAATTCTGAACTTAAATTTTCTGTAATAACTGCAAAGCGGACATTGTTGCCCCAGACACTATTCCAGTCTTCTGAATCTGGCAAACAAGTGCTTTGCCAATCTTCTTTAATCCAGTTAAACGTAGCACCAGTATCGTTGATATCATCTACAATAAGAATGTTTTTACGGTTGTCTGCACTTGTTTTGTTATGCCCCATTGCAGGATCATAGTAATCACTTGATACATAACCGTAAGCATCTTCGCTCATCCAACAGTTAGTTTCGCTTTCGCTATCATCGTCACGTAAACTTACCTTTAGTGCTTCACACCGAATTTTTAACATATTACTAAGAATAGTAGCAGGTACGTTGCCACCTCGTGTAATCCCTACAATATAATCAGGCTTCCAGTTGTCGTTGTACATTTGTAGTGCGATACTTAGGCAAGCACGTTCTACATCTTGCCAACTATAATAATGTTTCTTAATCATTTTGTTTTTTCCGTAGTTTAGGATGGATAGTACGATCGTTGTAGATGTCGCCTGCCAGTGCTTGTATTTGTTCTACAAGGTGTGTAACGCTATCTACGTCATAAGGCTCACCCGGAGCCTTTTTATATTTTTCTCTGTGTGCTTGCACAGCCAATCCGTGCATTGCACTAATCTTGTCCATAAGATCTTGAATAGTGTGTTGCATTATTCGCCCTTTGCTCCTCTTGCAAGATATTCTTCATTGTGAATCCAACGGTATCCTGCATCAGCAATGTTTTCTACTTTTGTTGCATGTACAAAACGAACAAATCCCCATTCTTTTTGTTTGCGTCCCATAAAGAACAAACTCCAGCAAGGAATTTCATTACCGTCTGCGTCTTTAGCAAGTTCAAGCCAATGCAAATCATCTGGCTTACGAATACGGAAGTGTCCAGGGCCACGCCATACTTTTGTAGCACCTACAACAGCACCTTCTTTACTAATGATAGGAATGTGTTCCCAATAGCCGCCTTTAAGAATGAATGTAGCATATCCCCAAGGATGGTCGTGTAGTGTAGGTTCATCACTTTTTAAAACTTTGTGTAGTGTGATGTTAAAAGGAAAGTTCTTTCTGTCCTTTAGGAATACATAGTATCTAATAAGATAAGGCTCTGTTGAGCCACGTTCTGTGATTACTCGACGTCTGCCGAGCTTGTCCATAATCTTAGAAAGGAATGTCTTCATCATCTATTTCTCCTGCCTTTATTTTGCCTTCGTAGTCTTTTTCACACATGTCGTATATTACAATAAATTTTTCCCATACTTGTTTGAGTGCAGGATATTCTTTGCACATACTTTCAATTGTTGACCTAGATAGTCTAGTATCAACATAACCTGAATTAATAGTAAATGTTCCGTCACTACCTACCCAGTCTGTGTCTAAAGTAGTACTATTAAAAGTTATAGTTGATCCAATGTCGCTAGTATAGTCTACATTGATATCTCCAATATCAATTGTAATAGTTCCGTCGTCACCCATTATCTAATATTCTCCCAAATAGTTGCATACAATGCATCACCACTAAAAAAGTCGTTTGTTAGTTTGTGTTTTAGTTTTTGAATACTAGGAACATAACTATCATAGTTGTCGATATAATCACGTAATTGTTTTACAATTTTATCTTTGTTTGCTTCATAAGACTTGTAGTCTTTGGTCCATGTACTTGCATACTTAAATTCATTACCATACATTTCAACATAACTAAGTCTGTTGGGCACCATAGGAATTGCACCTACAATAGCACCTTCATATGCACTAATACCTAGTGTTTCTTGTAGGTTAGCACTAAACACTACTTTTGCTTCGCCTAGCAAGTTATGATATTCGTTTTTAGTAAGCTCTTGTTCTTGACAAACGACAAACTCAACATCGTTAAATTCTTTTTTAAGATCTCTAAAAATTTCTGGCTGTTTCTCAGGAGCAATACGATGCGGAAATAATACTAGGTTACGTTTTTCCATGTTTGTATAAGGAACTAGGGTATCTTCCAAATACTCCATTGGCCAACCTACACGAACAATTTTATTTGTTTTTAAGTTATCTTCAACCCACTTGTCCTGTTCTTGACTAGCATATTTTGCAAAGCCTTTTGCAAACAGTCTAATATGAAAGTCTGTAGCAAAGTAGTTGTGGTCGTAGCATTGAAACATTGAATACTCTGCATGACGTACCCAATATCTGTCGCCGATTAGCCTACCCAGGAAATCATGAGGATCATAGCTACCAGCATGCCAAAGGCCACCGATTCGAATGTCCACGCCCAAGAGCTCAGCCATGTAACGAAGCTGGATAACAGTTGGGTTCCACGCATCCGTATATAGGAAATAATCTCCATCTTTTACTTCACCTTTACAAAACATTTCACCAATAGTTTCAAGTTGCTTGCTCTTGTACACATTGGTACCGCCAAAATTGAGAAAAGCCCCAGGTGTAGTAGCCTGAGGCGTTTCGCCACCTGATATCACACGGATATCAGATTTAACATATTTTGCCAGTTGTTTAGGTAGATGTTCTTTCCACTGCTTAGTATACCTAGTATCTACAGCTTCAATATCTACAATAAACACTGCCATATTGTTCTCCTTAATTCAAATACTTTCCATTACGTCGGAAAGGCTTACGCGGCTTCTGCGGTTTAGGACCTTTATGTCGGTTCTGAAACGCTCGCCAAGCGTAACTTTCGTTGTTGTACAAATCCTTTTCGTCAAACACGTAACCAGGAAAACCCTGCAAATACGAGTAAGCACAAAAATTACGATACTCCTCCAAATCGTTAAATACTTTTTCGTATGCTTCACGATTAAATTTGATAGTCATTTTATAATCCTCTTATGACTTGGGGTAAAAAATGGAACAGCCGTTTTCGTTGTCTTCAGCGACACTAATCTCTACAAACCGGCCTGGATATTTTGTAGAAATTTCTTGATACAAGTCATCTGCAATCATTTCACATGACTTGTGATTTAGTTCAAGGACACCTTCGACGTCATACAGTCGTTGCATCCAACGTTTAAATTGAATAAATTCAATATCGCGATCGTTGTGAAATACTTCAATACGAACACGGAAGTGAAAAATATGACGATGCGGAATACCAAGGAATGATACATCATCCCAATCGCCTGTTGCTAGTTTAGGATCTTTATCAGCACCTGGATACATATGTACACCTTCTTTTGCAAAGGTTACCCAAATACTACGTTCTGCATTTTGCATAGACATTTTTTTATCTTCTTCTTTCATTCTACGTAACATGTAATCATGATATCGTTCTTGCATTGTTTACAGTATACTTTCATTTAATAATCTTGTCAAGGCCATATTTTGCCCAATCTGTAAATTTTTCTCTGTCCATTAGATCGTGCAAACTATGACACCAAACGCCAGGATTGGTTGCTTTAAAATCTACATCATCAATTTTAATCATTGTGTTGTAGTTCCACAGTTTTGTGTAAGGCAATGGAACACGGATTTGTGGAATAAAGTTTTCATACTCACAAAGTCCACCATCATGAAAACTACCATTGGCGGCACTTAGTGGAATGTCAAGTGTACAAAGATATCCTTCTTTAAGAAACTCTTCGATCATATCTTCCCACTCTTTATAGTAGTCGTATAGACTTTGATTGTTAAGTATGTTTTCTGGATTAAAACTGTGATTAGCACCAAAGAAGATGTGTTTACAATCGTGTTCGTTGTAGTACTCTAGTATTTCTTCCCAATCTTGTACGCCTGTAACAAACAATGTTTTGAGACCAAACGCAGGTGTTTTTTCAACTTCAATGCCTACGAAAAATTTTATATCAAAATTTTCGCCATCATCGTAATCACGCTTCATAATATAATCCTCTTAATGTCCTTTTATTATACAGATAGTCTATATAAATGTCAAGTACTATTTTAGTTCTAACTGTATTAATTGGGCATTTAGCCTATGAATTTCATCTTTCAAATACAGTTTCATTGTTTTCAATTTTCGAACTTCTTCGGTTATGCTCATATTATGATAACGTGATTCAATTAGTTCATCTAAATTTCTATGTTTTCTTTCTAGTTCTTCTAGATGTGCTCTAATTTTATCACTTGCGTCTGTGTAATCACTCATTCAAACAACTCTCCAAACTTAGTTTGTGCGTTAACTGTTTTCTTACCAGTGGCACCTCGTGTGCCAATGATGCTCATCCAAAAACGACTATATTCTTCTACAAGTGCTTCTGCTTTTTGTCTGTCGTCAGTTCTGAATATTTCATCCACAACATCTCTAAAAAATAACCTGTCAAAACGCTCTTCGACAAGCATTGACGGAAATACTCCATTGTCGTATTGTCTATTTGCTTCTTGTACTGCATTAATGTGCATCCATACGTTATGCCCCATCATGATAGCGTAACTAAAACTATCCCATGAGGTTTTGCCTTCCTTGCCTATTTTATTTAGGTCGCCAGGACCATAAATGCAAATATCTTTAGCCATTAGTTCTGCTGTGATTGGACTATCCATAAAACTTGGATGTTTTCCTTCACGCACAAATGCTTGTCCAAAAGGTGTAGTATCTTGTGCAAGTGCTTTATCGTCAATTGACGGCACCATTCGATATACCCATTTAGTTCTATCTTGTGTTTCTAATTCACAGTAGATCTGTCCATTTGCTGTGGCAAGGAACGGACTAGCACAGTCAAATGTAATGGTAAAGTTTTCGTTATGATATTTACGAACTGCTCGTTGAATATCTGTAAGTAGTGTAGCCCACTCAAGTTTTGATGTGCCCAAGAAGTGCATAACATCGTGTATGCCTTTTTCAAGTAGTCCGTCAAAACGTAGTGCAACCAAACGTTTAAGTGCAAGGTGTACATCGCACATATTCTGTCCACCCATTGACCATCCGTTAAAATGATCGTTTGGATATTTCTTTGGATCACAGTAGTCCTTCATTTGATTATACCAATCATCTGCATCTGCATGATTTTCACCCTGCAATACATTTAAGAACTTACAAGCACCTGTACGATGCTTCATCCAATAGTCGTTGTTGATGCGTGTTGCTTTTACTGCTTCTGCATATGTGCTAATGCCTGTTGCTTTTGCACCTTCTGGTGATCTTGCTACCCACGCAGGAATATCAAGTATCATACCATAGTCCATATAAGCATCCATCCAACGTAATACACCGTCACGTTTCTTTTGTGCCTTTGGACAGTTTGGATCTTTCCAATCACCTTCCCAAACACCCTTACCAATTTGGAAACCACCTGAGTCTCCAAGTAGCCAAGTGTTTTGTCTATCTCTGTTTCGTACCATGTCTTCCTTAGGCGAAAACTTGTTTACGTCTAAGTCAGCATGACCTGCTGAGTACAAACTCCATTTATATTGGAACTGTCCTTCTTGTGCATTAAGATAGTTTAAACTTTCAACACCATTTTTAAAATTAGAAGGTATTCTGGACTTATCCACATATTCTTCATGACGTTGCTTGCCTACATAAGTTGCATAGAATCCACTTAGTGCAGGAAGGAAACGTGCATAATCATTTTGTGACGCAGTTAAGTCTGTATTCAATGTCTATCCTCCGTATGCCTTGAACGCTAAGAGAGGTACAAGCCACGGATAAACTAAGTGTTCAACAAGCTCATATAAAACTAATGCAGTCAACAGTATTGCCCATACTTTAGAGGTTTTTGCTTTCTCTGAAACATATGCAAATGCTCGACTGTGTAGTTTACCTATCTTTTCAATCAATCGCTTCATATATTACTTGCTTTGTGCTGGCAGAATATAATCGTATTTGACCATACCGCTGTCTACGCTAATTTGCATTGCACCTTGATCTGAAATGCTCATGCTTAGATCACCATCTAAACTTAAAATACTTTGCACTTGACTTACTGGCCAACTCCATGTGTGCTGTAGTGAACCTTCAACACCGTGCTGGAATACAAACTCACCTGCGTGTGTATTTGCATCACCAAAACTAAACACTAGATTGTTGTCTTTAGTCATTACATTAAATGTTGGCTCTTCGCTGTGTGCTGCACTCATTAGTTTCATACGTGCAATACTTGCCATTGAAGGTGTAACAGTAACATTCCAACTAGCACCTTTGAACTTAACAGTTTTAAGTTTTTCTTCAATGATTGCTTTATTCATAAAGCGATAATCATTCTTAAAGTCACCTGCGGCATTTTCAAAGTGAATGTGTGTTGGAATAGTTTCACCATTGCGTTCTGCTTGTACAACTTCAATTTTTGCATTGTCTTTGTACTCAGGGTTCTTAAGGTGTAGTGCAAGTTTGTCTAGGTTAGGCATACCAAATGTGCCTACAAACTCTGCAACTGGTGCTTTTGTTTCTGCACTCAAAATAACAGAACGATCTTCTGCCATTGAGTCAATATTGGTATTTTCATCGTTGCTAACTTTTACTAGGCTAAGGAAGCCAAGTGCGTGGGTGTGAGCAACTACGTCTTGCAAGATATCTTTCATGCTGTTTCTCCATTGTTAAAGTTTATTATATTGTCTAAGCCTTTGTTTGTCAAGAAGTTTTCTACACTATATTTAGGTTTCCAACCCAAAGCCTTAATTTTTTCTATGTTTGCACAAGTAAACTCTCGTTCTCCAGGGGTATTTAGGCGGACAGGTAAATTTGGTGCAAGGTCTTGGATCTTGATTGGATGTCCAGATCCAATATCAATAACACCCTTGACATGTGTGTTACGAATTAGTATTTCAATAGCATCTATTACATCATACAAATGTACAAAGTCTCTGCGATGTCTAGTGATATATTCTAGTTTATTATGACGCAACTTGTAAAAGAACATGTTCTCTCTGGTAACATTATCACTATAAACTGTATGAAAACGCATACCTAGTGTATCTGGATAGCGTTCTGCTAGTTCTTCTAATATATATTTGCTTGCCGCATAAGGATTTAAATCAGGTTCATATGCACTTGAACTACTTGCATATAATATACGTGTATTATCGCCATAGCGTTGGAACAGTCTACGACTTGCTTCTACATTGTTAAACCAATATGAACTAGGGTCTTGTAAACTTTCTCTTACACCACTTTTACCAGCAAGGTGTATGATTAGATCAAAATCTTCTTTAAACTCACAGTGCAGTAAATCATGTCTTGGATCATCTACAATGTCAAGTCCTACAACAGTATGAGTTCTTTTTAGTCTTTCAAAGAGTGCAGATCCAATGTATCCTTGATATCCTGTTAGTAAAATTTTCATCTTGCTATTCCTTGCTCTTGGAACCATGTAAGGTATTCCCAAGTATTCTTCCAATTCAATACATGTCTATGATGATGTACAACTTTTGCTAATGGTAAGTCATTTCCGCCTTCGTGCATAGCATCTCCAAAGAACCAAATTACATCTTCATCATCAAAATCTTTTACAATTTGACTCTTATCAAAACCCTTGGGTGAAATATCAATACCAGTTTCACCGCCTACTTTTGCTTCTAGGTCTGGAAACTTTAGATTAAAGTTGTGTGCAATAAAGTCTCGTTCACTGTGATCTTCATCCCACTTTACATAAATTTTTCTTTGCTCTTGATTAGCATTGCGTCCTACAATACTAAAATTTACCATGCCAGGGCGATGTTCAAAGTGTAAGCCTGTGCGTAGCGGAAATCCACTTGCGGTTAATTCTTCACTTAACCAATCATGTGCTGCTTCTGGAAGAATCCATTCATTAGTACGGATATGTTTGTTTCCTTCCCAAACGTCATTACCGTTACAGTTATAAACACGTTTACATAAGTTGTAGGTAGGTTCACTAATTTGTTCTACAGTTTTTGCTTTATCACTACCAGTAACTAGATAAACATCGTTAGATAAACAAAACGTATTAAAGAACGCTTTAAAGTTGAGATCAATAATGCCTCTGCTTGGAGTTAGTGTACCATCTACATCAAATATAAACTTGTTCATCTCAAACTCTCTTGATTTTCAAGTAGCCAAATACATTCACCAATGTCACTTGGATCTGTAAACCCTTTTTCAACTGTACATCTTTCGTATGGATGTATTTGGTAAGCAAATTCAAATCCTAAACCAAATGCACCTGCCATTAGTACAAGTATAAGCAAAAACTGTTTCATCCTTGAATAGCCTTGTGTTGTGCAATACTTGCGGCTTTTGAAAGTTCACTAAAACGGTCTGCTGTTTGACGTAGTTCTGCTCCATAAGTAGGATCACGGTTTTCTAAATCACGTGCCATGTTATGCAACAGTATAATCATATCACCGTCTGTTAGTGCTTTTCTTCCTTCAGGTAGTTGTCCCATTTTCTTTCTCCGATACTCTTTTGCGTAAGTCGCTTGAACTAAAGCGATGGTCTCTTTTGTTGAAGTAAAGATCTATATCACGTTTGCGACAAATATCTTTACCAGTGAATTCTTTATCTCTATACTCTTCTCCTAATATTCTAACATCAATGTGATACATTGTCAAGATATCTTCTAGATCTTTTTCGCTAGAATAAGGAACTATTTCGTCTACATAGCTCACTGCTTTTAGTTGAGTATAGCGTTCTACAATAGTTTGTATAGGAGCGTTCTTTTCTGCTCTATCTACACTTGGATCAACTTGTAATCCGCAAATAAGATAGTCGCATTGTTCTTTTGCTTCACGTAGCATTTGTACGTGTCCTGCGTGTAGCAAATCAAATGTGCTACAAGTAAATCCTACTATCATTTTGTACCTCTTGCACCATCAAATACACAAATAAAGTAGCAACCATCTTCCATTGCTTCTACTCTGTGATGTACGCCGTCATGAATAGGAACAGTGTCGCCTGCTGTTACGTTCATTGGCACATCGTCTAAGTACATAATGCCGTTTCCTTTAATAAAGATGTAAACTTCTTCTTGTCCTTCGTGCTTATGACCAGTTGTACTTTTGAACGGAAACAATGTCGTTGAGCTAATAACTAAATTGTTTAGTTCTGTGTTATCCTGTACAACATAGCGGTCGTCTTGTTTAACAATTTTCCCGCCAATGTCCCATCCAATATACTTGTTCATAATCACCCCTTTCGTTTATTAGTAGTACGTTTATTTAGGTTTTGTTGCTTGACTTCTAACAATTCTTTGATATCTTGAAGTTGAAATAATACTTCTTCAATCATATCAAGGTCTTGTTGCTTTTCAGTATCAAGCAAAACCTTTACTTCTATTTCCATATTAGTCTCCAAAGTCAAACAAACTATTAAACGTAGTGTGTTGCTTAGTATCTTCTAGATCATATTCCAACACACCAATAAGGTTGTCTAACTTGTTATCGATAATTGTACTTTCCATTGCTGAATCATCAAATGGAAGTTCTTTAAACCATTCAGGTAAGCGGAGCTCATCTGTTGGATAAGCTACTGACGTATACCCTAGTGGATTTTGTTTTAGTTTACAAACAATAACTTTCATACCGTCAACGATTTCTTGTGAGTATTTGTCACCATTCATTCGTTTAAGTGTGTTCCAGTTGATGCTTGCTCTTACGTGACCTGGCATATTTGCCTTGCCTTGCTTTTGCTCTAGACGTTGATAGTGTCCAATCTTGTTTGCACGTTTGGGAGAACCTTTCTCAAAGCCTGGACGTTCTTTAAACTCTGTACGGAACTGTGTAATACGTTCTAGTATTTCTTTTTCAGGTTTGTCTTGCAACACCATTAGCAATACTTCACTTAGAAACTCTTGCATAAACACAGGTGTGTCTGACCTACGCAAGTCTAAGCCCATTGCTTTTACTTTGCCTGGTTTACCATCTACATCTGAACGGAAACCTTCTACATCATACACTAGTGCCGCATAACGTTTCTTAGTAATGTACAATCCGCTTTCTGCAACAATTTCTCTACCTGCGGCAATAACATCTGAACGGCTCTTTGGACAGTGAAATGCTCGTGCCATAAAGTCTGGGAATGTAGTGTTTGCTTGTTCTGCTACTTGATCATAAAGTGTAATTACACTTTCTTTGGTCCAAGGTATAGTGCCTGCTTGAATTTCATCTTTAAGAACAGGATATGCACTAAAGTACACAGAGTCAGTATCACCATAGATAACTGCTTTACCTACGTGATCATATTCGCCTGTGATAACTTTGTTTACTTCTGCACTCATGTGCTTAACAATCTGTCTGCCAGTAAGTGTAGTTGACTGTCCTATACGTTTGTCAAAAAATCTGCAACCAGGATTAAGAATGGCCCCATAAAGAGAGTTAAGATTAATTTTTTTAACAAGTTGCCGTTTGTCCCAAAATGCAGTCTCAATAGCATTGCCTGCTTCTTTTGCTTTCTTAAGTTGTTTTTGTAGATCCTTACGTTCTGCATACCAGCGTTTTAAGATACCAGGTATCACTCCTTCAAATTCTGTTGTAAAAATTGTGCCATTA